TAAATTCAGCTGTATTACCTTTAGCAAAAACTTCTGATATGGCAAATTTAGTACAAAAATCTGATCTAACTGCATTAACAAGTTCTTTAAATATGGATAATCTAGTACAAAAATCTGATTTAGTAGGTATGGCACAGAAATCTGATTTAACTGGTATGGCACAGAAATCTGATTTAACTGGTATGGCACAGAAATCTGATTTAACTGGTATGGCAAAAACATCTGATTTAACTGGTTTAGGTAAATGTAATCCAAATAGTAATTCTGAATCACCAAATGCATTTGAAATTGCAAATGCAATTAAACAAACAATGTTAGGAATAAATAAAGATAATTCGATTTCATGTCCTATTAATTATACTCACCTTAAATCTGGTTCTGTACTTAATGATAAAGTATATGGTAATACTAATGATGTAAATATAAATGATTTTAAAGGACAAATGGGTGAAATAATATGTGGAATAGAACCAACAAAAGTATTTAATGTATATGATTTAAAAATAGATTATTGGGACGAAAGTTCTAGTCTAAAACCTGTAAATTTAGAATACCCATTATATAGATATAGGAATAGTAATACTGTATATGAAAGTCGAAATGGAAAGACATCAAGTTTCACATGTCCACAAAATACATGGTTGTTACCAATGAATATTCCTTTTAAAGAACGAAAATCTGGTACACAGCAAACAATGGCGATACCAATGTGTATATTAGATATGGAAACATATGCAGATCGAATATGTACATATGGTTATAATTTTAATAAAAATAATAACCGTTTTTATTGCAATCCACCACCATCATAAATAATTAAAATGATTAGTATAAGACTTATTATATAAAAAATTGAAATAATATATTCATATCATATTTATTAATATAATAAAACTACAATGCCACACAACAGATACAATTCGCGCGTATCAGTCACATTTCATGATATATTACCAGAAATAACTGATATAGTTGAATACTTTGATGATTTACAAATGGCATATTTAAGAATAGTACAATATTTACAAGAAAATCCAAATGATTGGAATAATTTAGAAGCATTTACACAATTTGCAAATAAATTAGATCAAGATCAGATAACAGGAGTTTCTTCATCAACAATGCAAATTATTGTAGAATATGCTTAGTATTAAATTAAACTATTAAACATATCCAAGTCAGTAGTCTTACTCAAACTAGATAAATATGTTTGTACTTTTTCTTTCTTTAGAGTAAAATGTATTTTAATCACCTCTTCAAATCCTTCTTCCGGATATTTTAATTGATTTATAATTGCATATTTAATTGTACCATTTTGAATTTCTTTATTATATTCTAATGCTTGTAAATTTATTTTAGCATTTTCGATATTTCTCTCACGACCTGGTTCATTATACCATGGATCTTCACTAAATACCATTGAATAAATACTCATAATTACTTGAAATAATGTTGAACCTGTACCAGATGCATTTGGTGGAATCCATTTTTCAGATGCAGATTGACCACCCCATGTACCCAACAAAGATAAACATACTTTACCACATGCATATAAATTTGGATTAAATCGAAAATTATTTTTACGTGATGTACTATGACTTACAACAGGAGGTTCATTTGGAAAATTAGGTGGTATATACACATCAAATACAAAACATCCAAATTTATACGGTGTATCTTCATTCGGAATGACCATGAACTTGAACAAAGCAACATTGTCTGTATCCTGACAAAAGAAAATAGCACTTTCTTCTGTTAATGGTAATGACGATGATATAACTTTATAATGTTTCATAATTATCATTGGTGTTTTAGAATTTGTAAATGTAGTAGAATTTTTTGCTTCTTTTATAAAATAGTGTTTTTCATTTGCAAAATATGAATAACTATTAACTTGTTTATTTTTTAATGCTAATACATAATTATTTGTAATAACAGTATCTAATTTTATCAATTCTACTTTTTTTAATAATTCTATAATTTCTTTGTATATATCTGTATTATTACTATTTGTTTGAAATTCACGAATAAATGGTATGCTAAATTTCATATTCTGATATATCATAATTTCTATAATTTGTTTTATAGTACTATAATATTTTTCATCTAATGCATCATATTTCTCTAGAATATCAATCCAAAATTGATGCAAATTAAATCGTACAAATAATTCCAACAAATCTTTATTTTGTTTGTTCTCACTAATAAAATTATAAATATCTTGTATAATTTTATTGTTTTCTTCTTTGATTCTTAATTCATTTGTTAAATATGCATTCACATCCCATTTTGTTTGACTACCACCATATCCAACACCAGCATTTTTAGTTGGAAGTACAGAAGATACTATATTTGTTTGAATATCAGGTTTACTTACTTTCATACGATAATTATTATTTTTTAATAATGCAATTACATTATTTGTAATTTTAGAATCTAATTTACAATCTAATGTATAATCATTCAATAAATATTTAATACGATTATAAACATAATTAATATTTTTAATTTTATCTGTATTCCGAATATCTAAATCCGGATGCATAATCATTTCATACATATATACTGGATCAATTGCAGGTGATATTGAAATATCGGGTGTAACTAATGGATAGTAATTAGAATTTAAGTTTAATGTTAAAATTAAATCTGGATGTTTTTCAGAGACATTTTTAATAGAAAGTGTATAGATATCATGAATTACAAAATTAGAATGAAATGTATCTATATAAGTTTCCTCTAATTTTTGTAATTCACGAATAATAGATAATCCAATTTCATTTGGTGAAAAAATAGAATCTTTCTTTTTTTCACCAAATTTAGTTTCTAATAATTTATTTATATCAATACTGCTTTTCTTTTTAATACTAGTATCTATTTCCAAAGTATAAAATATGAAATCTGTCATATTAGATTTAGTTTAATTATATTATTTACTATATTCTAATAAATAATTTCTTTATCAATTTTTATAGAGAAACATGGATCCATCTTTTTGGGGTAGATCTACTTGGAAATATTTACATACACTTACTTTTGCATATCCTATGAATCCTACACCAGAAGATAAGATTAAAATGTATAATTATTTTAATCAATTACCTGAATTTTTACCTTGTCCTCAATGTGCAGAATCATTCAAATTATATTTACAATATATTCCTGTTAATGAATATTTAGATAATACATATAGTCTCGTATTTTGGTTATATACTATTCATAATATTGTTAATATAAAATTAAAGAAAAAGAATGCAAATTTTAATACAATTGTAAATGAATATTTACCTCATAAAACAGCATGTGAAGTTAAACCAATTATTAATAATACTGATAAATGTACTGCACCTAAAAATAAAAATTATGAAAAATATAGTGAATTTATAAATAATTCTAAACAATATAATAATAAAATAAAAATACATGTAGAAAATTTAATTAAAAATCATCCTACATTACAATAATATTATTTTTCTTTTGTATATATATGCAATATATACAAAAATATAATAAATATTATAATAAATTACAATTACGTAGCATTCAATTCGGTGGTACACTCGAAACTTATACAAAAACACTAAATGAAATACCCCTAATAGTTAAAAATTATATTTTTAAATATTATAATGAAATTAATTTTGAATTTCTCCGTGAAAAAATGGTTAGAGAATTAAATACTGGTAATGCAGGAGGTCCTCAAGTTAGAAGTAGATATGATAAAAGTATCACTAGTGAAGAATTAGCAAAAAAATCAATCGATGGATTAAAAATTTTATTATCAATAAAAACTTTAGAAAATACATATCCATTTACCGAAAGAACATTAATAACAGATGAAACAATGTTAACTGATTTAGCATGGCATTCATTTATGTTAAAACCTCATAAATATTATGTTATAACAAACACAATAATGAAACATATAAATGAATATATTATTAAGAATATACCATTACCAGACATCGATCAATTAATAGAAAATGTAAATAATAAATTAGATAAGAAAACAAAATTAGGTGAAGATATTTTATTACGTGATAGTGAAATTGAACCAGATCCAATTAATACACCTGTTATGGTTAGACATGGAACTGCAACAGAAGTTCCAATAACAGTTGATATTAAAAACATTGTAGATATATTACCAAATGAATATGGTGCTAAAATAAAATCACTTGAATGGAATATGCCATTGCCATTATTTCCTATAAAACAATATCCTTATGAATAATTAAATAATTTTATTAAATTATTTAATGTTTACTTAACCATTCATTAAATACTTTCATTGCTTCTTTCATATCTGATGTTTGATGAGGATGATATTTTGCTCTATTATACATTGTATTTACCACTTGTTTTTGATATACAATATCTCTATCTTTTATTATATATAATGTATCTAATGCTTTTTGTTTATTTTTGAATCCAGTGCCCTTAGTAGATGTATTTGGATGTTTATCTTCGTATAGTGAAGTGTTAACTTTTTTCATATATATAGATTATATTAATTTTTTAAAACCATTTTCTTTATTATCTAATACCACCGATAGCATATCTGGTATGATGTCAGGTATTAAACCAGCACGATCATTTATTTCTAATAAATATGGTTGTTTCTTTTCAAATATAATATCAACACCATATACATCAAAACCATTTAATGCATCCCAACCAGGTCTAAAATCAATATTATTTCTAAATACTGTTTGTATAATATTTTGTATTTTATTACTACACAAATTTGCATCTTCTTCATTCCAATTATCTGGATATTCATTTGGAAATACTATATTGTCACCACTAAAATGAGTATCATGAATATCTTTATTTAACCAATCACTTTTTTTATATTTTTGTTTTGCTATTTGATAATAATATTTCTTAGATATATATATATTTATTTTTTTATTAAAAACTTTAATCAATAATGGTATTCTAAAATGAAATTTATAACCATTTTTTAGATCAGGTTCTATAATATAATCTTCTAATAACCACTCTTTGTATTTTGTATTTTCTTGAATCCAATCTTTGATTTGTTTTTTATTTCTAACTATCTTATTACCTGTACCAGAATATGATCCAAGAGGTTTTAATATTTTTATAAATCTATTTTTTAATTTTGATATAATATCTGATAATAATGTATTTTCATTTATATAATCTGCATGAATTATAAATTTCATATCTTTATATTTATTATGTAATAATATTTTATTTGTTATATTTGTAGCTGATTTACCATATAATAAATTTATACATTTTGATTTTTTTGTATCAAATTTATTACGATACCATGCTGGTTCGCCTGATAAGAATATAAAATCAACTGGAAAACGTGATGATTCAATATAATTTCTATTACTTAATTCTTTTTTTAATTCATTTGTAAATATAAAATCAATTGAATGTTCACCAAAAGAATCTGTATGATTATTAATATTTATGTAATATGTAAGTTTAATATTTTCATTACCACCAATTTGATTATTAATTAATAATTTATATTTTTCAATATATTTATTATATTTAGTATAATAATTTATCATATTAATATAGAATTGTAAAAAATTTATTTATATTATTTATAAATAAATTTTATTATTAATTTAAGCTGGTGGTCCACGGGCTACTCCACGTCCACGTACTGCACCACGACCACGTCCCGCACCTGCACGAGGAGCAGGTGCTCCTACTGCTTGTACTACAGGAGCAGATACCCCTGCACTTTGAGGACGAGCTTGACTATATCGTCCACGAACAGTTTGTGGGCGACCAACTGTCTGCCAGTTACCATTATTATCACCTTGGCTTGTGTTTCTTCCTTGGTAGTTACGATTTTGTACACGAGGTACGTTTAATGGTGAAAAACGGAAAAAGCTTACATTTCCCGTTGTGCTCTTGAGCTTATTGTAATCTTCCAGACGATCTACTACTAATTTACCAGTGTGGTTATTTTCATCCACACGAGAATATAATACATTTACATTTTCACATGCATCACATGCTACTTTATTTAAATCATCAATTGTCATCGATTCAGTGAATCGTACAAATGTAGAATATGAGCATTGTTTATACTTGATTTCAGCATCATCAAAAATCTTTTTTACATTTGCAATCTTTGATACATTATTTACTTCAACATAATGTACATTTTCATGCTGTGTTACAACAGCATCAGTTAACTGTGCCTTAACATCATCAGTTAAGTTTAATACTCGAAAGGTCCTAGAGTTATCACTTGATTGGCTCATTTTTGGTAATAATTAATAAATATATTTGTCTTTAAATTCTTATTTTTAAGATGTTTGATTTTTCTCATAATATGCTATTTTTATTTTATTTATTTTTGATTCTGGTATTAATTCACGCTTACCATCTATCTCAATATAATAATTTTTAATAATAATACCATTTAAATTCTTTTTTTCATATATTAAATATTTATTTTCATCTATTTTATATTTTTTATTTTCTTCTGAATTTGTTTCTATTATTTTCTTATTATCATTTAATGAATATTTATACACATAACTTTCATCAAAATCATATCCAAAAAATGGTATTTTAAATAATGAAAATCTATTCTTTTTCTCTAATAATTCATCATATTTTCTTCTTTTATGATAATCACTTAAAATTGCATATGCTTCTGCTTTTTTGTCATCAATATGATTACTATTTTTTAATAAACTATACATATATTCAATATCTTGATTTGTTGCATTTTTATCTACTCCTAATATCTGATAATAATTATTCATTATTATTTGTAAATATTTTTTAATTATAAAATTTAAAAATTATCTTAATATTGAACGTGTTATATTTGAATTTAATATATCATGCATAAACGTATCTAATTCTAGTTTTTTATTCAATACATTCATATTGGCTATATATTCATATGCTTCTTTTATTTTATCTGCATTATATATTAATTTTTCAAGATCATCAATATCTTTAAAAAAAAGAGGATAATCTTTACCAATATATTCTTCTACCGCTGGTAAACGATTACAAAATATTGGAATATTTAATACAATACATTCTAATAATGCATTATTTGCACTACTCGTAAATTGATTTAATATAACATAACTATTAATTAATAAATCATCATATTCTGTATCATTTAGATGTTTAATAATTACACTGTTCAATTCTTCATCAGTTAAGCTAATATTATATTCAATACATTCTTGATTTAATATTTGTTTTGCATACGATTCAGTTCTACCTGGTAACCATATTTTTGTAAAATCAGGTAAATTTAATTTATATATAATTGACGGACACCTATATTGACTACCCAAAAATACAATTGTTTTTTTAATAATTTTAGTATTAGTTATCTTTGAATTATCTTTAAAATTAAGATTCGTTGATTTCATTTGTTTTGATTTTTCTATCATTGGCATTGGTTTAATTGTAATGATTTGTGTTTCTTTTTTTATCATATCGTATTTTATATTTCTTGTTGGTTCTATTTCTACTATATTTGATTTATCTTCTATTATTGGTTTTATTACTGGTACTATATATGATTTATCTATTATTATTTGTTTTATTACTGGTATTATATTATTCATACTATTATTAATAAATAAATATTACTTTATCTTTTTACTATATATATCTATTATACTAGAATTAAATTTTAAATTATTAAATACTATTGGATGATACAATACTTCTACTAATATATTTGGATATCCAATCATATTTAATAATTCTTTTACTTCTTTTTTTAAAAATTCTGATAAAACAAAAATACCTCTACAATATTGAATATCATGTAAAAAATTAATATTGACCTTTAATAAATTAATATCAAATTCTTTAAAATATTTATTTGTATTTACTGGTGTTAAATGAAATATACCAACCCATTCTTTCTTATTACATGAAAAATTTTTTACAATATATTCTAAATCAGCATATGATAAAAATAATATTTTTTTATTCATAAATAACTTGGATAATTTATTATCAACAATTTTCCACCCATGTCGATGACCAGATAAATTAAAACTATTATAATTTTGATATGGACATAAACTATTTAATAGTAAATATTTATGCAAAATAGTGTTATATTTATTTAATTGATATGATCCAAATGTTTGTATATTATGCATTGACTCTTCTATTGAAAATAATGAAGCAGTTTTTTCATCAGCTACTTTATAATTAAATTGATTCATTGCATATGAATAAAATATATCTTCAAAATAAGTATCATATTTTATTATATTTTTATTTGATAATATATTATCTGGTATAATTACTTTATCCTTATTTTCAAGACAATATATCATTGCATTTATATTTCTCAGAGATAATCCACCAGTACCACCTACTAATATATTATGTGTATTTGACCAAGGTGCACCTATATAATCATATTGTAAAAATGAATTTATTCCATTTCTATATATCATTGTATCAGACTTAAATATTAAAATATGTGTATATTTTGTAAATAATTTCCAAAATGAAATATTTAACATAATATTATTGTAATCATTAACAGATGTTAATTTATATCGTGCTGGTAATAATTTTATAATTATATTATTATTTAATAATTTAGATAATTGTATATATTCATTATATATATTATCAGTTACATAAATATATATTAAAAAAGTATCTGGTAAAAATCTAGAAAATTGTCTTAATAATAATTCTGTATATGGAAATATCCGTGATTCTAACATTAATGCAATATTATTTGCTTTATTGTCAAACGTTTTTAAATCATAATATTGTACAATATTATTTGATAAATAATTATCAATATCAATATTACATTCTATATTTAAATTCTTACTTTTACTTTTTTTC